TTCTGTCCTTATGCTGCTATTTCTGTCCAACTTGGTCTTTGTGATGGAACAACTGGTCTCCAAAGAACTTCTTCTCCAACTGCTCCTGTAGCTGAAACTCCTGTTACAGAAAATCCTAAAGATTGAATCGGTGCGCTTGTTCCTGTGCCTGCTGATGCTGTAGCTGATACCCCTGTTACAGCAAAAGATATAATTCCTAAAGGCGTTACAGTTCCAACCGCTGATGTACCAGCATTTCCTGTTACAACAAAAGACGATCCGAGAGTGAAACTAACGCTACCTACCGAACCTGTACCTGAAACTCCAGTTACAGCTACAGTTTGTACGCCCTGCGCTACAATCGAGCCTAAAGCGGTAGTTCCAGCAACTCCCGTTGGAGAAACAGGGATCGGTTGCCCCCACGCACCCTCACCCCAAGTGCCTCTTCCCCATCCTTGTAACGACATAAGCTACCTCATCAGGCTATTCGTATAATCGCGTTACTCGCATCTGCTGTAGGGAACTGAATAGTAAAAGTCCCTGACGTAGATGTTTTATTAGAACTAAAGTCCAACACGGCTACAGCTTTATTACTATTTGTGCTGTTATAAATCAACGCACCCATTGCAGTAATTGTTGCTGTAGTAAAACTAAGATCAGCGAAATCAGTAAAAGCTGTAGTTCCTGAAGTTGACGGAGCTACTTTTGTAAGTGTTCCTCCTCCTGTAGTATAAGTACCACTAGAGGCAACTTCACCTGTTGTGACAAAAGCTGTTGTGGTTGCGCCTAAAGTAGCTGTAGTGCTTGATTTACCACCACTACCCTCTGCGTACAAAGCTAATTTAAACGCATTGCCATTTGTTGCGAAATTATGTGTTCCCAACATAAGCTCTTGTTTAAACGCGGTACACATTGCTTGTGCTATTGCCATCATAGTCTCCTTATAATATTAGCTAAATCTTCATGACCTGCTCTCAATAAAGTCTGCGTTATCGTAGCTCTTTCTTGCTTTTTTGTAAATTGAACATAAGAGTACAAGATATTTCTTATATTATCCCTAAAAACAAGTGCTTGATCTTTTATAGCAGGAGGTGCGTTATCTGAAACGAGTATGATCTTGTCTAAAACTAGATCAACTATTTGTTCATCAGATAAACCACCTTCATCAGAAGTCATGACATTAACTGAATTTATTTGAGCTGTCCCTAAATCAAGCACGTCCATTTGCGTGATAAGTCACGCCCTCTATATCGTGTCTACCGATTAAAACACCCTCTGGCTCTGTAAACTCTTTTGGCTCTGGGGACTCTAAAGAAGTCTGTGGAACAATCATTAAACCCTCTTCTGAAAATCTTTGTACTAATGGGTCATCAAGTCTATGGTATCCGTATAACTTTTCATTTTCTGGAACATTAGAGTCTAAGAGAGAAGAATTTTTAGCCACCTCTATTTTAACTCCTTTCGATATACCTACAGCACACCAAAACTCTACACAAGCTCTACCTGCCTCAGCAAAAGCTATATTTGATTTATATGTAAAATCGATACCATAAAAACTTACTTTTTCGACTTCTTTCCATATTGCATAAGCAACAGCGTAAGCGACGGTATTATTAAAATAACAAAATCCAAGTTTTTTAATTACTTCGTCTAATGGGTATAATTCTATTTCGGGAACTCTGTCATCCTTTTGACAAGAATATATAGGAGCTTTGTTTTTAGCTAAAAACTCTCTAGCTACACCTGTTTGTGTTCCTGCTAAATCACTGTCTAAAAACCTAGACACAGGATCCATCATGAATGTTCTATCAACATGAAAAATAGCGCCTATGCTATTTATCCCCCAAACCTCATCAAACTCATGAGAATTTATTTTAGCATTCACATAATCTGAGAAAGTTTGCCCTAACCCTACAAGAGCAATTGACTTCCCTTTTAATTTATCTTTAACTTTTTTCATGTTCTATTCGCTCTTACTAATCCATCCCTATAAGTGTCTGTATTTTCCATAGCTTCGCCATAATTTTTAAGACGAGATAAGGACTCTACAAATCTATTTTGGTAAAGAGTAATTAAATCTGCTTCACCCTTCATAAACGTATACGCTTCAACTAAAGACCCATACAGCATTGTATTAGGTGCATTAGTGCTTAACCATGTTTTAGTTGTGTCTTCACCTATGGTAACTATTGTTCCTACAGCACCGCTTGTTCCTCCCGTAATCAACTCTCCTACAACAAAATCTCCAGTTGGAACAATTATTACGAATTCTGTAGCGGTTGTAAGCGTATTAATAGTTGTAGTTTCTGCGCTTGTTCCTCCTGTTATTTTTTCATTAGCTTGAAAAGCTCCAGTTACATTGTTAACTGTAATTGTTATTTTATTAAGTGTAAGACTCTCTGGTCTATGATAATAATGAAGCTCTGCATCAAAAGCAGCGTTTGGAGTTGGTGCTAAAATAAAGTTATTTACATCGTAAACAGCGTAATACCTTGGCACACCTGTTGTGGCTGGATTTGGATTAAATTCTTGTATAAAATTTACATCTCTTTGTTGTAAAAATTCTTTAATATTATTATTTGTTACAGATAAACTAAAAGAAGATAAATAGTCAGCTGGTACTGCTAAAAATTCATTATTAGCTGCTGTAACACCTGTTACGTTTTTTCTAAAAAATTCAAGATCCACATTTTTAAAAATACGTTCTTCAGCAGCTAATATGTATCTATTTAAATTAGAAACAAAAGTAGCTTCTTGATTATCTGTATAATCTTTTATTGCAGTTTTTAATTCTGTGTATGTATAACTCATGGTGTATTTGCCTGACCGCCCATTCCGCTATGATTTGTACAATAGTAATACAAAGTAGGCGCACCTACAGCAACTGTTATTTGTGTATATGCTCCTGCAGATCCAGGAGTGCCGTTAGTTGTAACTCCTGTTGTATATTGAGAACCGCCGCCATGAGTTCCATTAGATGTAGTGCTAAATCTTAATGGATGACCTGAATTACTACTATCAGATTGATCGAATCTATAAGTAAACCCTTCAGACAGATTAACTGTAAGTTGTAAAGATCCGTTTAAATAATATTTATTCGCTCCATAGTAAGACTGCACAGTTACTGTATAAGTAGCAGCTATGGTTAAACCTGTTCCAGAAGCTGTAACTGTACCTGCTGTTCCTATTGCAGAAACCCCAGTGACTGTAGCACTAGTTGGAGTTATTACATTACCACCAAATGAAACTGTTCCTACTTGTCCTCTAGCAAAAGAAATAGGAGTATCGAAACTAAGTGTATCGTCATTAAAAACAGGAAATGTAACTTTAGCGTTAAATATGTTATTTGTGTCTGGACGAGGTTGTCTTAAAGCAGTAGCATCAGATACGTTATTACTAGGCTCTAACTGAGGATGTTTTTCTTCAAATTCAGATTTATGAACAATTAAACCTGTCCATTCTTTTACCCTTTCAGAATATGGGAATCTCATCCCACTTCTATCAGATATAAAATATGCATGTTTTCCTCTAGCATACGCCATTTAAGTCAATATCCTTGGTACCAACTGAAGACTTGATCTATCTCTATCCTCAGATGCAGCTCTAGTAAACTCTTCATCATACATAGATTTTAACATAGCTGATCTTTCAGGAGCAACTTTTATAGAAAGATAGTACGCCAGACCAGCCACCAAACAAGGATAAAATCTAAACGGAATATCGAAATCATTCGTATAATCGTCAGCATCGTCTATACGAACTAAACGATAATAAATTATTTGATCAGTAGAATTTTCAGGAGTTTGCCATAAATATAAAACAGGGTTTACTTGTCTATCAACGAAAAATTGCGAGGGCTTACCAGTGCTAGACTTATTAGGTAAATTTAAATAAGCACTACGAGATATTCTATCCACTGAAGTATCTGTATTATTACGACGAATAACCATCTCTAAAATATCTATCGTATCTATACCAAGTGTGTAATTAGCTGTTCCTGCTGTTAAAGTCGTAGTAACTTGTTCAACAGTAAATAAATTTATCCCTCTATTAGCCCACTCTGCTAACATAATATTTAAAGAGCGACGTGCGCTTCTTAGAGAATATCCTGTTTTACCCTCACCTCCACAACGCTCATAAGCCTCATCAATAGCTTCAACTACGTCTATATTGAAGTCTCTAGAATTAGAAACAGCCATTACTTATCCTTCGCATATAAATTATCGAAGATCTGATTTACGTCCATTGTATAGTCTAAATCTGATTTTGAATAGTGTATGTGCTGAGAAGGTCTAAAATCAGGAGGACCATCTCCTGTTGCGAACCACGCTGGATGTGTAACACGAACTCTATTGTTAGGTAAAGCAACTATATTGCCTGTCCATTTACCTGCATCTAAAAGTTCAAGAACATGGCTTTGTTTATGTTGGGCTGGATCATCTGCGACTTCACTCTCTGTATAATCTACAGTAAAGTAATACTTAGCTGGAAAGAATTTACCGTCTATTTTAGCAAGCCATGGGCAAGGATGAGCGCGGTCTAAACGATAGACTGCGTGTGTATGTGACATACAATCCCACGGCTGAGCAAAATGCACAGGCATAGGCTCTGGCCATTGATCAAAAGGAGTGTCCCCAACTAATGCTGTTATAGGCATTCTCGCCCACATTGCACCCCCATGAACATTAGGCTCATCTGTATCATCTACTTCAAAACCTGTAAACAATACTTGAAAACTTAAACAACGACTAGGCATCGTTGTTACTGCAATAGCCATAGCGTGTAAAAATTCACCATGGTATTTTGTATGGTTATGCGTGTACTCTCTACGCACCCAGCATTTAAAGTGCGTAATATTGCTCTGTAAATAAGGCAATTTACTTGTTAGCCTTAACTCTTTTTATGGCTGCATTAAGACCACCAGCGGCTCCACCTTTAGCTCGTCTTTTAACACCGCCCATGGCTCCACCTTTTGCCATACCTTTAGGACGACCGCCACCCATCATTCTATTGACCATTTTTTCATCAACCATGCCGCCCATAGCCATGCCAGTTACATCCATTGTTTTTCCAGGATTTAACTCCTCTACTGCGACACCGCCAGCAGCTCCACCTTTTTTCATCTTCTTGACGCCACCTCTGTAGCCGCCTTTTGCCATTCCTTTTTTCTTCATCATGCTTTTTTCCTCTTCTTCCTTCTTAGAGGTTGTACATTACGAGGCTTGCCCTTAGAAGGTTGCCCTAACTTCACTTTCTGTCTAATTCTACTTCTTTTTTCACTAGCTGACAATTCACCAGTTGTTTTAGGAGTTTTAGAAGAAATACGCTTGGAAGGACGACAGTAAGGAGTTCCGCGTTTTTCACCCTTCTTTCTGCCGCATTTCTTACCAGTGCGTACATCTTTCCAATCTTCTTTAAACCATCTTTTTAAAGCTAATCCTGCTTTTGTCTTACGAACAGCCATAACTGACTCACAAAATTTTCGTTACTTTACGTCTATCGTTCATAACCTTACCGCAACCTCTAGCAACATTCGGATTTTTACTAGGACGTTTTGCTGTCTGCTTCGCAAGTGTTTTACCGTACCCTCCAATAGAGGCTTTAGCAACTTTCTTCTTTTTCTTTTTACCTCCTGTTGCATAATTAGCCGCACCGACTTTTCTACATTTAGCAATAGCACCAGAGGCATAAGCAGATGGAAAGACTTTATATCTAGCTTTAACTTTATGATAACAAGCGTCTTTAGGCATTTTTGTTAGCCCTCCTTATGCTTTCTTTACCTTGCCGAAATATACGAGCAACTTCGGTTTTTCCCATGACTTTAGCTCTTTGCTCACCAACTGTTAGTATTTGTATTTTTCTAGCAAAAGGCTTCCTAACTTTTTTAACTTTAGCTACTGTGGCTCTGGCATCAGCTGGAGTAGCGAACTTTATAGATACTGTGTCCTTTGGGTTCTCATCTGTATACAAACGTCTACCCGATCTTGGTGGCTTTTTACCTGTGCCTTTTTTAGGATCTCTTTTTGACACGCTTTTTTCTCCCAGCGCAGTGCGCTCTTTCGCTAAAGCCTCGCGGTTTTTTACAGTTTATAGACCTCTTTCTTTTAGCACTCCACTTTTTCTTTTGTGGAGGCTTAGATATTTGTTGCGGCATACTTCCTCTTGATATCGTCAAAACAACTTCTCTAAGCCAGCAACAACAATAATTAAAATACCAATGCCATAGATTTTTTTATCTAAATCTTTTAATTTTTCATTTTGTTCTTTAAGACGTTCTTCAATATGTTGATACCTTATCAAACACTCAGCCTCATGTTTTTCTAATTTTGAAAAAACAGTTGAAGCTGCTGTAGTCTTTTTTCGAGTTGTCTTTTTAGCTGTAGCCATAATTAACACTTCCATCTTCTACGAGCTTGACGTAAACGGCTGTTAGGATCTCTCGCCGCTTTCGGAAACTTTTTCATTTGTCCTGCAGATCTAGCGCAAAATGATTTACGTCTTTTTGCTGCTTTACTGCCCTTTTTAACTTTACCTGTAACTGCAGTTTTTAGCTTACTTCC